TCAGTTGTTACTTTTGTAACCTGTTCTTGTTTTGTTGCAAATCTCCATCTTGCTTTTGTAAGCATTGCTCTTAATGTTGTTTCATATAACTGATTAGCAACTTTACTTTCAACAGTATTATCAGTAAATGATGCTACTAAATTTGCACCAATTAAAACTAAACCTTGATTACATATATCTATTTTACTTACCATAATCTAAATATCGGGGGAGTTGCCTCCCCCAATACCCTATGTACCATTAATAGTTGTTACAGTAGCCGCCGCCGTTGCACTTGATACAACAAGGACATCTACAGTTCTTGTACCACCCGTTGATCCAACAGTAATGATTACATCATTCTGATGAAGTTGATTGGTAGCACTATTGAAATAACCTGATCCTGCAATGGTAGCAACAGCATCAGCAGAGTTGTAGAGATAAACATTTTGATCTCCACCACCTGCAACTTTTTTTAAGTTTGCTTGAGTAAAAGCCATTAGTTTTCTCCTATTCTGTTATTTGACATTCAATCGCACCATCATTGTCAATCATCACAGCACCCATAGACATATATGAAGTGATTAGATTACTGACCTTTTCAGGTATATAGTTTACTTCAGTTCTGATATCAGAACCCATAGCTAAACCAACAGACGATCTGTGGTAAGCGTGGCAATCTCTAGTTGTACTAGAAAGCGACAGACCAGAGAAAGAGAACCATAAGAACCCTAACCATCTCTTAGCCGTCATACCACCTGCATATGGTAATTCTTTTTCACCGATATACTCTGCTCTTGAGAATTGGTCAATTTGTAATAAATCTGCCCAACCTGCTGAAGATACAACAAAATATCTTTGTCCATCATCAGGAACATCAGCTTCGCCGAAATTTTCGTAAACTGTTAACGCCTTTGCAAGTGTAAGACCTGCAGAGCCGTGTACGACATTGTTACTATTAGACCCTGCATCTAACACATCAACAATAAGTTGATCTGTTTTTCTACCTAGAGCAGAAGCCGCCGATTGTGAAAGAACTTGTCTTTCATCTATGTTAGTTTTCAACTCATCCAATCTATCAACATAATCTGCCGCATAGAAATCAGATAGAGTTACATCAACTGTATTGTGAGTTATTTCCATAGTTGGAACATTAGCGTGTCTTGATTTCTCAGTTGCACTACCTTTGCCCACCTTTTGGAATCTCGCTTGATTGCCTTTTACATTATTAAGCTGTCTTACTGTATTCCTCAGTTTAGAACCCATACGCTGATACGCCATATGGACTTCTGATTCAAACTGCTTAATAAAGGCAGTAGTAATGGAAGTTGCCATAACTATCTCCTATAAAGTTAATATTACAGTTTATGAATTGTCCTTAGATTTCTGATAACGGGTTGTCCAACGAGGGCCACACACATCATCTATGGGTTCACCTTTAAAACCTTTCGGCTCTAAATAAAAATACTTCATTTTTACATTTTTGACAAGTACCTCTTGTTTATCTACTGTAAACCCCATATATTGCACCCATCTTAATGTTGTCTTTTGTTCAGCAGTAGCAAAGTTACAAAGAAAATCATAATGACTTGCTACATATTCAAATACTCTTTTTTGGTTTCTAAGATAATGCCAAGATTTAAAAGGTTCATCAGTTGATAACCACCAAGCGGCGGCTTTTTTAGGTGTCCTATAATATGGACAACACCCAAACATTGCTATTACTTTATGGTCTGCACTATAAACAGAGAAGGTAAATGTGTTGGGTCTATTCGCACGAAACGGATATAACAAAGACCATAATGGATCACGACCTGTAAGTGCTAATTCGTATTTATCAAGTTGCCTTAGATTAGGTGCTAACTCAAAGCAGTCATCAGGAACTGCTATATCCATATACATTATCTATATAACCTAGCAAAAGCATCATCTACTCTTTTAACAAAAGATTCATCTCTTTCTCTTGGATCAAAGTATCTTGGGTCTTTCATCATAGACCTTACATCTTCTAAAGATAATTTATTTACAGGTTCTGTTTGTACAGAAGATTCAATATTTTGCCGTTGCATTGCCATCATTCTTTCTATAACTTCAATACCTTCGGCAGTTTGACCTAGTGTACCAGAAATTAATTCAGATTGGTCAGGTGAAAAAGATGTAGATACAAAACTATCTACTGCATCTAATCGTGCATTTGCATTCTCACCAAGTCTTTGCACCTCTGCATCATAGTCAGGTACATTTTGCATAAAATTATCTACATATTTATTTACACCATCTTCATACATTTCTTGTGTATAAGCATTTTCAGAACAATGTTTATTCCACCAATCAAACATAGGATTCTCTACTACCATTGTTTCTGTAACTCCTTCAGGAAGTGGTGGTAATTCGTATTCTTCAGGTGCTTCGCCTATAGCTTCTTCAGATAACTCATTAATTATTTCATCTCTAAGTTCATCTTTTTTCCCTCCAACAAACTTTTCTAACTCAACATATCCTTTTTCTAATTCTTCGTGTGAGTTAAATTTACCTAAAATAGGTGGTTCTTCATAGTCTTGTTCTTCACCTGTATCTTGTTGTAGTTCTTGTTCATCTACAGCAGGTTGTTCTTCTGTCTGTGGTTGAGGTTGAGGTTGAGGGTCTGCTTGTGGTTGTGTTTCTTCTGCTTGTATGTTTTCAATATCATCTGACATCTTTTTTCTCCTGTACTATTCGTTGACTTCTGCCTTTATTGACACGCCGTTGTATTAACCCAACTATATATCGTTGTCCTTCTAAATGTCTTAATGCAGAGTCTGATATTTCCGATCCTGCAACTGACTCAATAGTAATTTGTTTTAGATATCTTAGTATTTCTTGTGCATTATCAAGTTTAAATACACTTTCAAAAAGAGTGTTCAACAGTTGTTCCTGTTGTGTATCTCGTTCAAAGTTATCTAATCCCAATATACGATTAGGCTTTGTTTGTTTCATACTACATTTATATACATTAATTTATAAGAAATCAACTATAGACTTTTTGAGTTGCTTCAAGAACATCTTTTGGTGCCATTCCTGCCTGTTGTCCTGTCTGCATTATTTGTCCTATTTGCTGTGCAGCTTCTTGCATTTCTTCATCTGACCTAATTAATTCTTCAGGTACTCCAAGTTTTTTGGCTACAAACTTAGCTAATTCTTGTTGTTTAATAAGTACATTAGATAACTGTGGGCCAAGTCTTGCTTGTAATAAAGCTACAAATCTATCAATAGTTGCTATATCTTGTTGATTCTGTGCTTGTGCAAGAGGTGAAGAAGATTTAACTTTTATCTCTCTACCATTGATAACAGGCACTTTTATTCGCCCTTGTTTTTTTAAAATATAAACTACTCTTTGTAACACAGGTGTTACTAACTCTGCTTGTAATCTACCAAATGCCGCACCTATTTGACGAGAAAGGTCAGCCATTCTTTCTGCTACTTCTGTGGCAGACATTGGTGTCTTTTGATTTGGTTGTCCAAGCATATCATTATACAATGCTTTTTTAATATTGGATCTCATATCTTTTACTACTAAATCAGATACTTGGAAATTTCCTGCAGGTTGTACAGGTGTTAAACCACTACTACCTACTGCCTTAGGTATAATTGTTCCGGGAATTAGTTGTATATTATCTACATTAATTACGCCATCATCTTCAACTTGATACATACCAGAAATTGACATTTGTGCATTCTCAAGTATTAGTTCTATAACTAAATTTGCTGTTTTAATTGCAGGTAAAGCAAGTTGAAGTGGGCCTCTGCCATATACTTCTCCTGCACATTTACTCCATCTATAAACAATAAATGGATTTGAACCCACACCTTTAAATGTATCTTCAAACAACTCAGCTTGATACATTTCAGATATTACACAAAACTTATATATTTCATTTTTTGTGTCATCATAATCTCTATAAACTACTTCAATGACTTTACAATCTTTCTCTGGATTGTTCATCATATCTTCTTTCATTCTTTCAGGTAAAACTGCTTTTGGATAAGCTACAAGTAGTTGTTTGTATTTTATTAATCGTTCTCTAAATACATGGTCAATCTTATCATCATATCCTGAATCTAACAAAACTTGTGGTAGAGGTATAGCTTTAAATCTAACAGGTTGTATAGCATCACCTTCTTCAACAAGTAAAATTCCTGTACCTACAGCGCAATCTAAAAAGGTTTCGTGTACTTCTTGTGAAAAATTTGAGTTTTGTAATACTTCAAAGACATACTCTGTTACAGTATCTAATACTTCATTGACATCTTTTTGATCTTCTTTTGGTATTTCTGAACCTGCAACAAAATCTGCCCATCTTGCATAGTTTGGCACTATGCCTGATTGTAGGCGTGATGCAAATTCTTGTACACCTACAACAGCAGTTTCATCAAATATTCTTTCACTTCTTCTTTTAGCTATACTTTCTGAATAAAAAGACTCTCTTTGTGGCAAAGCGTATTCATAGCAATCTTCAAAA